CGGACAATGAGGTCGATTCCGTGGATGGTGAGGATTCGCTGCCACAAGATGACGACGTCACGTACCTGCTTGACCCGGAGGACACTGCCTACGCTTTGTCTGATTTGTCAGCAAGAATTGCATCAGGCGACTTGACCCTGGACTTTGGCGAAGTAGGTCGAATGTTCGATGTTGCTGCAGAAGCAGAGACAAAGGACCAGGAAATCACTCAAGAACACATGAATGACGTCCTGGGAGCTGTGGCAGAAGATGTCAGCGAGTTACCTGATTTCGTTCCTGATGTTCTCGAGGCATGCACCACGCAGCCAGCTTTCTTCCCCTTAAACGAAATGAAGTTTGAGCCAATGCCGACTTCCGGGACTCTGCGCATTCAGGCGCATGAAGGGAAGATATACATTCGATCAGACAGCTTCAGTCATCAGATCGGCGTCTGCAAGCGTGGCACGGTGTTAGATGAGCCATTCATCGTGCGCGATCCATTCCCAAGCGCCCACGCATACAACGAAGTTGTGCGCGGCAAGGGGTCATGCCTGGGATTCTCAGTGTTCTGCCATAACAGTGCCATCTTAATGCTCGCTGACGGAAGCGGCATCATTGAACCAATTGAAGGTCATGACCTTCATAAGTGGGGCTTGAACATCGAGGTGACTGGCAACTCCTACAAAACGCGCGAATCAACAGCTGACGTGGTCATCAGCAAGTATGAGCTCCTCCGACTGCTGCCAGATCTCGACAGGGAACGAATCTTTTACATCAATCTTTCGCTGCGTGAAGACAACTACGACACTGGCTTCTTTACGGATTCTGCCTTGAACCAGGGTGCATCACCGTATACGAAGCAGATAGCCGAGCTTCATTCACTAACGCGTCAAACTCGGATCGACTTCTTCGACGGTGTCGGTCAGCAGTATGCAACTTATTTATCGAAGCAACCCGTCAGTGAGCGAAACTGCTACCTTGGCCACTTCGACGCAGGGGCAATAACCAGTGCACTTCGGAGATATTCCAAGCTGATAGACGGCAATCGATACCTGCCTGCCCCTTTCAGAGTGTTGCCTGGTCGCACAGATCGCGGGTCAGTTCTCCGTGAGGCAGTGGTGTTCCCATTCACCTCAGCCCCAAAGAACAAGTCTGGTTATCACACCTTCGATTACGAACGTGACCCAACGCCCGAACTGCTGCATATGTCAGATTACCATGGTACAATCCCGGAGCAGTTCCATAGCCCGTATAATCAAGGAACATTCGAGGCATTAATGCGGATCGATATTTTCAAGTCAGTTTACTTAGAATCGGTGTTGGCCTCGAAAATAACTGGCCGGTCGGGACATTTCTATGACAAACATAACCATGCAGGTGTCGCCTGGTCCAAGCACAAAGCAGGGGCAGCGACATGGTATGTGTGCTATTATGTTGCAGGGGAGCCCATCGAGTCATGTGGCAAGTGGTCGCTCATAGACGAGGCGAACGACATCTGGCAGTCTCCGACCATTAAGATGTCAGCAAATGATCTGCAGTATCAATTAGTGCTACCCTACCGCTTCCTGACGCTCATAATGGGAACACTTGCAAATACGACACCACGGGAGCGTCCTGCGATCATTCTGTCCCTATCCCGCATGTTGGCGATGATACGTTACTCCTCCTGGCAGACGAGCAGCCTCATGGGCGACATGCGTTTCCTCACACTTTGTCGCATATCAACATCAGGTGATGTTGCTGGTCTTGTCAATAAAATTTCAAAGCGCGTGACGAACTTCCTCAGCTTCCCCGATGCGTATTTCCTACGCGTCGTTCGCGAGCGTTATTGCTCAGGTATCGTACCTGATTTGTCAAAAACGCCTCTCTTCGGCTTGCCAATGCGGTTCATTGCCATAGAGAAGGACATGGCCTTATTCACGCAGTGGCACATGAGACAGTGTAAACACTCACAGGCCTGTATGGCAAAGCTCGTCGCTGGTGCGGTCATGGAAGTTGAACAACGGCCCACACTAGTCGATTGCCTTGAGAAACAGGTTAGCTATCTGAGGCGAGCGCATAAGAGCCAACTTGGCCAAGGTGACTTCGAAGACTTCATGTCGAGCATGCCGAAGATCCCCCATTACAACCACATTGCCTTCATGGGATTAGCTGCACTGTCGTCAAAGTCACTGCTAGCGGGGATGCGACAGGACCCAACAAAAATGACACTGACCGGCCTATTAAGTGATCACCATGCCATCACGGTACGCCACAGCGATGAGCCGTTCAAGTTTCCGATAAAATCAAGTCGAGTCGCCGACAATCTAAAAACATTGTTAGATGCCGTTGGGGGTGCACTGTCAATCTACCAACTGTGTTACAAGCTGGCCATTGGTCCGGTCATAGTGAACATGTTCCTGATACACCCGAAAGATAGTAAGTCTAAGGATCGTGAGATCGCACAGATGTACATGGCAATGCGCGTCTTCCAGTTTATGTCAGAGTGCATGGTCAGCGTCTACTCGGATGCTGAGGAAGCGGATGCAATGCAAGACCCCGAAAAGTTCTCGAAATTTGCAACCGTCTTCAGTGGCATTCTGCGTAAACAAGGTGTCACGCGGTCTGAGGATAAAGAGTTCTTCTGCGGTCACATGCACCCAGAGTGCATGAGCCTGGCAACTCTTGCAGTCGCACGCGTAACGGGTTCAACTTCACTTGTAC